GACCCTTGAACTTCTCAACAGACCAACGACCGTTGGAGTCGATGTCGAGGTCAAATACACCAGCAGTTGAAGTGTTAGCAACTGCACCTTGCTCAGCAACCTTGTAGATGGTTCTGATAACTTCTCTGTTGATCTCAGCGAGGATCTCAGTGGAGAGAATGTTAGCAAGTTCTGCTTCAGCGTTCAGACCGTGGATTGCCTTCAGGTCCTGAGCAAGCTCAAGGCTGTACTCAGCTTTCAGCGCACGGGACTTAGCAGTTACGGTAACCTTCTCGATGCTGAATGCCATCTGGTTGAAGGCATCATTGCCTGTGCCATCCAGACCTTCAGCAGAGTCGGTACGCATACCCTGACCAACATCGTAGCTGGTTGAGGAAGCGGTGCCAACTGGGTTCAGCAGTGAAGGGTTAGTGCCAGTCTGTGAGGTTGTACCGAGACCTGCGGTAACATCGGAGAAACCGTTAGCATCGTCACGACCCTGAGGCTGACCAGAGAATGCGGTATCTGCTTCGTCGAAGAATGCTTCAGTGCCAGACTGATTGACGTAGCGTGAACGCATTGCGAAGATGAGTCCAGTAGGACCACTCATTGGCTGAACGCCTGCGAGGTCATAAGCGACCAGGTTTGGCATCGAACGTCTGATCAGCGAGATCAGAACGGGATCGAAACCAGCGGTAGGACCAGCAGCTGCGGAGCTACCAGTGAAACCACCATTACCAACAGCGTTGGTAGGAGCTTCGGTCAGGAAAGAACCTGACTCAGCGAAAGCATTTTGCTCTCTCTGGAACTTTTCTTGGTTTTCCAGCAGGACAGCGGTTACTGCTCTTCTGTGCGAATCTTTGATTGGATCAAGACCCTCATAGTTGAGGAGAGGTGCCCACTTTTCCTGCAGATGCTCTGATTGGAACATTTGCGTTTACCTTTGGGGAATGTTTACGTTTGATTTAATGTTAAATTCAGGACTTGCTGAAAGAACCCAGTGTCTTCAGATATGCAGACATAGATGGTGAGTATGACTCACTATGTGCAGTGTCTACACCCTCAGACAGTGATTCTGTTTTAGCAGTAGCTGCAACCTTGGAAGAGAAATATGACTCTTTCAGGGTCTCCAGCTTTTCACGATATGTTGTTTCACTTTCAAACTCAACACTTTCGGCAAGTGAAGCGAGCTTCTCTTTCTGGGTCTGTGCAAGACCAGCAGAAACTTGTTCAAAGATACCTTCAGCAACCGACTCAGAGAGGCGCTTGTTTAAAGTGATATTCTTCTCGATCTGCTCGTTGAGTTTTGTCTCCATGTCATCAAGTTTGTCTACCATGCTCTCAAGCACATCATATTTATCTTCAGGGATTGATACATAATGTTCTTCAAAAAGACCTCTCAAACCTTGGAGGAATGATTCGGTCATCTCAGTCTTGAGTGCTTGCTCGATTACGAGTTGGTTCTCAGTGAACCACTCTTCTGCAACATACTCAAGATAAGAATCTACTCGCTCTGCGAGTTCTGCAGTTGTTTCTGCAACTTGCTCAATGAGTTTTTCCTCGTATTGAGCTTCCAGTTGCTCTTTGATTTCTGCAACTTTTGATTTAACAGCGGATTCAAAGATCAGTTTTGCTTTATCTTTGAATTCTTCGGAGAGTTCTTCGTCACCCAGAAGTGCATTGACATCCTCTTCGATGTCATACTCTTCTTCGGAAACTTCTTCAGCAACCTCTTCGGATTCTTCGCTGATTTCGTCAACGATTTCCTCTTCGATGGTTTCTTCTGTCTCCAGTTCTTCTTCTTCCTTCATTTTCTTCATTGATTCTGCTGCTGCAGCTTTTGCATTAACAGCATCCTTCACTGTTTTAAGAGTAGAACCAGGGGTTTTCAAAGCTGCCGAGTTATCGTCGGGCTTATAGTTCTCGGGGGTAGGACCACCAAGATCTTCTACGGAAGCTAACTGTGTTCCAGGATCCATCATTTTTGGCATTGGATCCGCTGGCTTAGCGCCAGAGTTAACAGCAGTTTTGGATTGCTTTGTGCCTGCTTCCATTTCCTGTAATTCGTTACCACGAGACATTTGAACTCTCCGATTTACCTATGTTTAAATCTATATTTATTTATTAAATAAAAGTTTTGCACCTGTATTATCAGATGCTATTTAAGAAATCTTGGAAAAGATTAAGTTTATGCTCATCCAATCTTCTTTGATCAACGAGAGTGTTGATCTGTTTGTAGGTCCTAGATGCTACTCTCTCACGGAGAATACCACCGTCCCAAACCCACTCCTTACCTTCCATGATACCTTCAACGAAAGCATCAGGAGCGGAAGGATCTGCAACAATATCTGCTGCAGTAGCAAGCATGAAGTCATCACCTACAATGTTAACTCCTTCACGGTCTGGTCTCAGTGAACCAATACCACGAGAAGAAACACCAAGTTTCACACCTTCTTTGATAAGAGATTCTGCAATCTTACCCATTGGGGTGCTGAGAATCTTTGCTTTACCAACAAAGTTTGAACCGCTTTCTTTTAAAGAAACGATCTTGTGAGAAACACGATCCAGATTTACTGTTGGTCCATCTGGATGACCGAGTTCCCCAAGTGCTCTACCTGCAATCACATTAGATTCATTGTATCTTGCAACCTCACGGCGAAGAGTTTCCATTGGATACATTCTTCCATTGCGATTTTTAATATCGCCCTGAAGGAATACACCCTCGATATAAAGACTCTTCTTACCGTTGCGTTCTTCAACGATAAAATCTACTGTTTCGATTTCTTCTCTGATTAGTTTCATGAGTTTAATTTGTGAATCCTACTTGAGTTGCAAGAACTGCGCCGTCAGCAAAAATAATATCTGCTCCCAACTTCTCAACATATTCAACAGTACCATCTGGCATACTAAAAGATCCGATACCGATTCCTCCAGTAGGTGCGTCCATAACAGTAACTTTTCTAGTTGCCCCAGAAACGTTAACCAAACGCAAAACTGTTGCCCCATTTACTGAGGTTGCGGTCCCTGCAGAGGTTCCGAGTGTAACCTGTGAGGATCCAGTTCCTACTACTGGATTACGAACTAATCTGACTCTTGCTGCCATTATACTTAAAAAATCATTATTAGTTATTTATTATATTTAAGACTCTTCTTCTTCGTACTCAGCATCTGTTTCTACTTCAGGTAGTCCAAAATGTGAAACAGCAACTGCTGGTTTAACAGCATCTACTTTTTCTGCTGCTTTTGAAAAAAGCATGTCTTTGATTGCATCACTGATTTGAGATGGTGACTCATCAGCAATCATCATATCTAAAAGTTCATCCATGTCCATCTTTATGATTATGTAACATACAGTATTTATTAGATTTCCCCACCTTCGGGTGCTTCAGTTGCTGATCCATCGATTTCTGGTTCAAGTGGAACCTGTCCAAGTTCTCCATTAGTTTGATCTAATGGTTCGCCTGTTTCTGGATCAACTGGTGCATTTGGATCAGGAATAATCCCTTTTTTAATTTCATCCTCAATCAACTTATCTTGCTCAAGAATCTCAATATCAGTCTGACGAAGAATCTTACGTCTTACATAATCCTGAGAGTAATATTTGCCAATGTATGGTTCTGCAGTTTGAGCAAGAGTCAGTCTTTCGTTGAGAAGTTCTGCTTCTTTCAATTCGGAGAAGTGATTGTCATAAAGGAAATCATATTGAATGTGCTCACTCATGACCTCCCAATCTTCAGGAGTGATAATATTTTTCAGAATAAGTTGAGTCTTCAGCATGTCATTAAACATATTGGAGAATCTCTTTCTCAAACGACCAACAAACTTGGTGAACTTGAGTTCGTCTCTCAGGATCTCAGAAGATCTCCCCAGGTTAAACCCACCTTCTCCGTCCATTCTGCTTGGCGGTACATTAAGGGACCTGTAAAGTTTCTTTTTAAAATATTCAATGTCTGTGATTTCTCCCAAGTTTTGACCGCCAGGAAGAGTAGAAATTTCAGTTCCACGTCCTCCCTCTCTTCTTGGCAGCCAGAAATCTTCAAGCATAGCCATGTATTTTTTGTCATCACGGATTTCTCCAGTGTCTGCATTATAAACTAAC